GGCTGTTTCATAGTTCTTCTGAGCATTTGAAAGAGCTTTCGCAGTCTCATTTTCTACTTTCTGTGATTTCTCTAATGTTTTTGCTAATGTGTCATGCTTTTCTTGTAATGCTTCAAGACTATTCGCATTTCCCTCATATTTCTTTGATACAAGGTCAAGCTCAGACTTCATTGTTTTCAAAGAAGATGTACAAGCTGATACTGATTTCTTAAATGCAGACTCGCCATCCAATGCGATTGTCGCTCCGATTTTCCTCATTCCTGCCATTTCGTACACCTCCTGCTAATCATCTATTTTCCAAATCATTTGTTTGATTGTCATATTGTGTTGTTTCTTAAATTGATTCTGCAACGCTTGAATCTGCCAATAGAACATTCGTCCTACATCTGTAAAAGACAGTCCGCATTGCATTCCTACAAAAGCCAGCCACTCAAAATCTATGAGGTTTTTGTGGCTACTGTCTTGGTACCCGTCCTCTTCGACTGTCCCTTTTTCTTCTTTTTTTTTCCGCTGATACAGTCTTCGAACTCACGAAATGCGATGAGTGCAAGTTCCTGTATCGTATATTCATCCTGCTGTTTTAATGTCTCCAGCGAAGGAATCTCATAACTTCCAGAAGTTACAACTTTTGCTTCTTGTAACATCCAGAAGATTGCTTTCGTCGTTAATCCGATATCTGGAATCGTCCAGTTTCCTGTTGTACGGTCAATTACACCGTCACCATCTACACGAGGTTTGAACCCTCTCAATTTGTCTTCTGCTTCTAGGATATCTCCTACATAATCTTGTATTTTTTCCAATACAATCAGGTCACATCGTAACGGATATGTCTGACCTAATAGAGTAAATTCTGTCATGTTTTCGTTTGATAAAATCATAAAAGATACATCCTTTCAAAAACACAAGGGATAAGCCATATAGACCTATCCCATGCATTTATTTTACACTCCGTGCTGTGGAAATTTCTTTCCGAGCCATTCCAATGCAGCAGCTTCTGTATCGAATGTTTCCTCGTATTTGTAATCTCCATTGTCAACTGGCAACGCTGTTCCTTCTGTGGAAGGAGTAGTGAACTCTGTTGACTCACCACGAGTATTGATTGTCACACTAGGGTCTTTCCACTGTGTACGTGGGAATGCCTGTGCTTCAAATTTACGTTTTCCGTCGATTTTCTTCACACCGATAACTGCAAAACCTACATAATCAGCGTTATCATCAACATTGTAAACGTATTCTTTTCCAGAACCTCCGTCTGCACTTTCTTTATGTCCGAACATAAGTGGTTTACAAGTATCTGGAACGTCTGTGGTTCCAAGAGAAAGTGTTGCAGATGTAACTGCTTTCTCAGATTCTGCCAAAATGTCGTCACCGTACAAACTCGCTTCTGCAATGTTGGGACTCATGCTGAAAGATACAGCTTTACCAAAAGGTACACCTGCCTTGTATTTTCCTGCATTTTCTGTGTCCATTGCATACACAATCGGTTTTCTTAATCCAATATATGCCATAATGCATTACCTCCTATTTAAAATAAATGTTTATATATCAATATCATCTTGAAATTCAAGAACGATATGACGCACTGTGTTATCTTCTTCTGTTGTGTTCAATACTACTGCCGGATATGTAAATCCTACACGAAAAATCTCGCTGCTTAATCTTCTTCGAATATCGAAGAAATTCTTGTCCGCTGACATATATAAATGTGCCTGCAAACTTGCTACGATTGCGTTTGGTTCATCATCTCCGAACAGGTCAGGTGTTTCTGACATGATATTGTATACAACATACATATCTTCGTTGTTCGTGTTATAGTCTGGATATGCTGGAAGTCCAGCATTTTTACACGCCTTTTTGATTTTTGCAAAACTGTTCATGCTGTTCCTCCTTACAAATTCAATCCTTTTGCATATTCGTCAAATGTCTCCTGCATACTGTCACACACTTTTGTACGTGTCGCTTCGACAGTCGGAGTGATAACTGGTGTAGGTTTCTGATTATGAGACTTTACACCAAATTCCAAATATGCCATTTTCTCCATATTTCGCACACCTGTTTTCTTATCTACACCAGATGCTCCAACGAATAAAGAATAACCATCCTTTTTCTTGTTTGGCTTCTGTGCTTTGATTGACTTATACATCTTTCCGCTTTTCTTGTGTGGTCGAGAGAGCTGTTGCATTTTCTCTACGACAATCGGAGATGCTTTTTCCAATGCGACAGGTGCGAACATAGCAATGTCAACAGAAGAAAGGTCAGACATGAAGTCATCAAGTCCTACATCAGTCTCAAATTTTGCCATCGCTTCTCACCTCACAACTGAGCTCAATCCTGTTCGATTTTTCTTTCTGATGTGTTCGTCTAATGTCATACACCGTATTATCTGACTCATCAATCAAGTAACCTTGTCTGTTATAACAGACACTGTCAATTTCAAAAATCACCGATACGGAATATCCCATCTGATGAGCAGAAACCTCATCGGAACGGTTTGTATCTCTCTTTCGTGCTGGAATGTTCTGAATATAAGTCTTGTGATGTGTTACAAATCCATCTTCATCCTGAGAAATTGTGTCACCATTTGGAAGTGAAATTGATGTATACATCTACATCACCTCCTGAACTGGCTCAAGTTGTAACTTGAACACTTTTTTATGATACAAATTCAAATACATATCAGTATCCGTACGGTCATCTCCTCGCATTGCCTTTACATAGAGTGAAACTGCTGTAAGTACACGAGGATTTGTGTTAGCTCCTTTATCTTCTAAAAGAGTCTCAGGAATCCCGGCTGTACGCATGTCTTCCAATGCGTCACTTATTAAGTCTTTAAACTCTGTATCATACACAGTAATTGCAGAAGGTACGCCACATCTTAATTTCACTGCATCAAGCATAAACCATACCTCCATTTCTACTGCTGTGACAAAATATCGTGAATGATATTGTCTTTTGTTCTACCTGATAATTTATACCCTCTTGCATCAGCCAATTCTTTTAACTGTTTTACAGTCAGGGTTGACAAATATTCTTCTGATAACCCTGTATCAGATGTTTCATCATCTGATACAGTATCAAAAGTTGTCAGTGCTGATGCGATTATTCCCCCGTTGCTACCTTGATAGTTCCGTACACAAATGCTTTAGAGTCAACTGTTTTGTAGTCAGCTCTCATGTCTGCACGATACAGAACACCTCTCTGCTGGAATGCATTGAAAATAGGAGTTCCGTTTGACTGTGTTACAGTAGCAGCATTGGAAGCCATGATAGTTGTTTGCTGTCTATCATAGATGTGGAATGCTTCTTTCACATCTCCTAAGATGAATGGAATAATGTTCTTTCCAGACTCAGTCATTGCATCAGACGGAAGGTCTGCGTTCGGGAATACCTCTACAGGAATAACCTTTGCCCCACAACGAAGTTGCAGTTTTGCAGGTTCTGTTGGGTCTGGATTCAACAGAGGACGTCCGTTCTTGTCTTCCAAAGTATCGAGATAATCCACACCGTCATCATTTGTGATAATCTTGCTGTCATAAGCAGAACCGATTGTCACTGTGATTGCATGTTTGATTCCGTTGATACCTGTTTTCAAATCTACGTTTGTACCAGCTTTTGCGAGTGCAAAGATTTTCTTGTTATCTGTTACAAGAGAATTGCGACCAATCCAAGTTACAAGCTCAGATTCCAGATTTGCGTCTGTATCTGCAAGTAAGTCATTAGAAACTGGAAGGTATCCACCAAAGTCTTTTACAGAGTATGTAATCTGTTCGTACTGTGGTTCACCCATTGCTTGAAGCTGTCCTGTTTCATCAACCTCTGCAAATCCGTTCATTGTTGCACGTTTCTCATAGACACGAGAACCTTTATTTGTAGTAACATTTTCTACAGACACGATGTCACGTACAGAACGATGTGTTTCTTTGTAGTGGTTGATTTTTGTCTGCACGTCAGCCGGAACAGTATAACCACCGTTTGCGTCAGTTCCCTCAACCATCGTATTCGTAGGAAGTCTACGAATGTTCTGAGCGAATGTGTTCTCAGGCGTTGCAGAAGGTACAGGTTGTGCTGTCGTATGGTCTACAACAGGTTCCTCATCCTCTAAATCTTTCAGAATATCAAATTTATTCTGCAATGTTTTCAGTTCCTCTTTTGCGTTCTGGGCTTTATCAAGCTCCCCAGATTCAACAAAAGATTTTACTTCTGCTTTCTTATCATTAATCTGATTGAGCAGTTCCAATAATTTCTTATTCATGTTATGTCCTCCATTTCGACTTGATTGATTATATATAACAAAAGACTTACACTCCGTATGAGTCTAAGTCTTCCATCAACGATTTCTTCAAGGCTTCGTTTTCAGCCTTTTTATTCATTTCAACTTTTGCTTTCTCCATCATCTCAGGAGTGAGCTTAATGCCAGTTTCTACTGCATTTAATGCATAACTGTTTGTGTTTGCTGGCTT